CTCCAATAACTGTATGGGTAAGGCGGTAGTAATCGGTGGTGGTACTGGTAATAGTGCTTGGGGTAACAAATACGATAGTGGCAATAATTTACCATAAGGAGGTAGTAATATGTTTAGAATGTTAGGGAAAAAAGTTGAGTTAATTCGATATAAAGTCACATGGCAAGAAGATGAACAAGAAATGCAAGAAGATTGTATATCAGAAGGACATAAAAACGAAGTTGAGCAAAAGCTAACCACCAAGAACATTGACTTTACAACAGAAGCAATAGACCAAACGGAAAATGAATGGTTTAACGGATTAGAGTTTAATTCGTATGATGAAGCACTGGAAGTATTTAATAAAGGTGAGGAAATATATAACCAAGAAAAACAAAGACAAGAGTTAACAGATAACCTAAGATTAAGAGCAGATATTGATTATCTTGCCATAATGTCGGAGGTGGAGTATGGAAATTCAAGGCTATAATATATCAATGATACGAGGTGACACAGAAACTATAAAGATATCATGTAAAGATGCCCAAGGAGTTGGTGTTCCATTAGAAGATGGGGATACTTTGTACTTCACAGTTAAAACTTCTGTCAACAAAGAGGAAAAAGAAATGCAAAAGGTTATAACGGAGTTCCCAGATGGAATTGCATATATAAACATTTTACCTGATGATACTAAGTCTATGAGTTTTAGAAGTTATGTTTATGATATACAACTCAATAGGGCAGATGGTACTGTAAAAACAATAGTACCAGAAAGTAAGTTCATAATTAAGGGAGAGGTTACCTATGAATAACAAACTAATAGGTGCAATTAGTAGTGAAGGTGAGCTGGTTGGTGAACTTGATAACAAAGGTCTTAGTATAGATGTTACTATCGTTGGCACAGGTGAACAAGAGAAAACTGGTAAAAGTGCATACCAAGAATGGTTAGATTTAGGCAATATAGGTAGTGAAGAAGATTTTATATTATCCTTGAAAGGTCAAGATGGCTATACCCCGGTAAAAGGGGTAGACTACTTCACCGAAGCAGACAAGTCTGAAATGGTTTCCGCTGTGCTGGCTGCACTGCCTGTCTATGAGGGCGAGGTGGAATCCGTATGAGTTACAAGTTTGAAGTCGAAAGCGGCAACACTGTAAAATTCCCTGTTGGTGGCAAATACTGCGATAGGGATATTGTGGTGACGGCAAGTGAAGGGATTCCCTCTTCTGGGGGGTTTCGGGTAGTCACCCAAGAATGGGAAGTGACCGAATTCCAATACTACGAGAGATTTCCTGAGTTTATGCGTGTATATAATTTACCCGCACTCAACTATGAATGTACAGTGTACAATTACACATTTGAAAACAACACCGAGAATACAAGAGCTGGTAAATACGTCAATGGAATTGAAGGAAAAGCTATAGATGGAAAAAATTTGAAATTAGAAAGCGGAGTTAGAGTGGGTGGTACCGCCGGCGGCGACTACGGAGTCAACGTTTACCCCGGATGTAAGATTATACTTACGCAAAAATATTTTTAAGAAAGGAGCGAATATATGAGTTGGTTTGATAGGGTGAAGATGTACTACGACAAAGGGTTATGGAGTAAAGAACGAGTTTACAATGTCGTGGGAAAAGTTATTACGGCGGAAGAATATGAGTTGATTATTAGAGAGCCTTATGCTGTGTAAATTTGATTAAATAACAAAAAAAAGGAAGAGATAAGTAATGTACTATTAAATTCACGATGCTATGGAGGTTTAATATGGAATGGAAAAGTTCTTGGCGTTATTTAAGTGATTTATTTACCAATCATATTATGGTTTTTATTTCAGCGGTTGGGTCAATGTTATTGAGGTTTTTATTCCCAACAAGTGAATACAAGTTGGGAGCGGCTGCTGTCCTCGGTATAATTATTCTCGATGTTATGACAAAACTATTTGAACTTTCAAGAAACAATGGAGGATTTCGAAAAGCTATTAAGTTAAGGAAGATTAGGAGCGAAAGACTAGCAAAAGGGACGTTGGACAAACTTATAGTTTTTGGGATAATGTTAATTATTTGCGGGTTCCTTTACAACATGACAATAATCTCAGAAATAGCTATATGGTTTACTCAAGTAGTTTTCTTATTGATGTTCTTTAGAGATGTACTCTCAGTGCTAGAGAATTTATCAGATGCCGGACTAGAGGTGGGAATGTTCAGGTTTGTGGTTAGAAGAAAGTTAGAGGAGTATGTCTCGGAAGAGGAGTTAGATAAAATATCAAGCGATAAGAAAAGGAGTGAAGAAAAAGATGAAGGAAGATGTGAAAAGGATTGATAATCTTTTTGGTATTAAACTAGGCAAGGAAGAAGCTGCAACTGAAGATACATTAAAAGAGTTAAGTGACGGAAAGGGGGATGAAGGTAGTGAGCAATAGTTCTTTAGTTTCATACATGAAGATATCACCAAACAGCAGTAATCCGAGAAATAAACCGATTACTAAAATCACGATTCATCATGTGGCCGGCAATTTAACGGTTGAGCAGGTCGGGAATATATTTGCGCCCAAAGAGAGAAAAGCCTCATCAAATTATGGAGTAGATAATCACGGAAGAGTTGGTATGTATGTAGAGGAAAAGAATCGAGCATGGACCAGCTCAAGTTCAGATAATGATAACCAAGCGGTGACGATTGAGGTGGCAAATATTACTGGTGCTCCAGATTGGAAAGTATCAGATATTGCCCTCAATAAAACTATTGACCTATGCGTTGATATCTGCAAGAGAAATAATATCAAGAGATTAAACTTTACCGGAGATAAAACAGGAAATCTGACGATGCATAAAATGTTCGCAAATACCAGTTGTCCCGGTCCTTATCTTGAGTCAAAGTTTCCATATATAGCAGATATGGTCAACAAAAGACTCAATAACCAACCGACTGCTAATCCTACTCCTCAACCCACCCAGATTTTATATAAAGTCCAGACCGGAGCATTTTCAAATAAGAAAAATGCTGAGGCTCTTGCCGAGAGACTCAAGAAACTCGGATTTGAGACTTATATTGTATCAGAGAGGAAAGAAGGAACCGCTCAGACGCCCCCTCCTGAGGTGAGAGTTGGTTCGAAGGTTAAGATTATCGGAAACAAATATGCTACGGGTCAGACCATACCAGACTGGGTCAAACCAAAGACCTATACGGTGCAGCAGATTGCAGGAGATAAGGCGCTCATCAAAGAGATTGTAAGTTGGGTCTTTACTAAAGACTTGATGCTCATTTAAGGAGGTAAGAAAATGGATAATGGTACAATACAAATCATTTTAGCGGTAATTGCTCTACTTGGTACTATCATGACGGCAGTGGTTGCCCCATATGTCAAATCGAAATATACCGAGTCAAAGAGAAATGAAATTTATCGCTACGTAGAGATTGCAGTTCTCGCAGCAGAGCAGATTCTCAAGATTCAAGACCCTGATGGGTCAAAGCGTAAGCAATATGTAATTGATTTTCTAAATTCAAAAGGATTTAAGCTCAGCCCCCAGGAATTAGATACTATCATTGAAGCGACAGTCAAGGAATTAAATTTTATCACTCAAGAGCTTAAAAATTAAATATCTAACCACTCCTTCCTTATAATAGGTAAAGCATTGGGACTTTGGTCTTGATGCTTTACTTTTTTTATTATTTGTGTTGACTTCCATCTCAATATGTTATATAATATTAGTAAGAGATGAGAATCTAACTCAAAACACTTGTTATAAGGAGGAATAAAGATGATAAGCATTCAGATTAAAGAAGCTCAGAAAGTCAATGGAGACTTAAGTGCATTTATAAGCTTTCCATACGATGCAGAATTGGTGGGATTGATGAGGAATCAAAGCAGTAGATTCTGGCACGCAGCAAATAAAGAATGGGAGGTGCCGGCAAATAAATTACTACAAATCATCAACTCAATAAAAGATAAAGAGATTACAATAACCGGGGATTATAAAGCATTAGCACCAAAAGAGGTCAAGATACCAAAGGGGTTTAATTTCAAAACCAATCCTTTTAACCATCAGATTGAAGGATTTGAATATGGGTTAAAGCATGATAGATTTCTTTTAGGGGACGAGCAGGGTCTTGGAAAAACAAAACAGGTAATTGATATAGCAGTAGCGAAAAAGATTTCAAAAGGATATAAACATTGCTTAATTATCTGCGGAGTAAATGGTCTCAAATGGAATTGGAAATCAGAGATTGGGACTCACTCAAATGAAAGTGCTCATATATTAGGAACTAAAATCAATTCCAAAGGCAAAGAGGTTATCGGCTCATCAAAAGATAAATTAGCAGACCTTAATAAATTGCCAAAAGATTATTTCCTAATCACAAATATAGAGAGTTTGAGAGACCAGGATATTCTAAAAAAAGTCAAGGAATTGACTCAGAATGGTCAGATTGAGATGGTAGCGATTGATGAAATCCATAAATGCAAGAATCCATCATCTCAGCAAGGAAAAGCAATCTTACAGGTCAATCCAGAAACCAGAATAGCAATGACCGGAACTCCTCTAATGAATACCCCACTTGATTTATATATTGTACTCAAATGGTTGGGATTTGAGAAGCACTCATTCTACCAATTCAAAAAGCATTATTGCGTAATGGGAGGATATGGTGGATATGAGGTGGTAGGATATAAAAATCTGGGAGAGCTTCAGAGTAACCTGGAATCATTGATGCTAAGAAGACTCAAGAAAGATGCTCTTGACCTTCCAGAGAAATTCCACTCAATCGAATATGTAGAGATGAGCAGCAAGCAAGCGAAAGTTTATAATGAGGTGAAGCAAGAGATTAAAGAGCAGATTGATAAAATCAAGGTTAGCAATAACCCACTTGCTCAATTAATCAGACTCAGACAAGCTACTGGATTTACCGGGATATTAAGCAGTCAAATCAAAGAGAGCGCAAAACTTGATAGACTTGAGGAGATTGTGGAAGAATTGGTTGAGAATGGTGAGAAGGCAATCATCTTTAGTAACTGGACCGATATGACAGGACCAACAATGGAAAGACTAAAAAGATTCAACCCAGCAATCATCACCGGAGAGACTAAAGATAGAAAAGCGCAGCAAGAAAGATTCATGACCGACCCAAGATGTAAAGTCATAATTGGAACAATTGGAGCAATGGGAACCGGTCTTACTCTTACGGCGGCATCAACCGTAATATTTCTTGATAGTCCTTGGAATAGAGCAAATAAAGAGCAGGCGGAAGATAGAGCACATAGAATCGGGACCACCTCAAATGTCAATATTATCACGATTGTTTGTAAGGATACGATTGATGAAAGAATTGAAGAACTCATTTATAAAAAAGGAGCTATGGCAGATGCTTTGGTAGATGGAAAGGTAGACCTTAACAAATCAGAAGTAATTGATTATCTATTAGGATAGGGGAGGAAATGAGATGTTAAAAATTTATTTCAGTACTGGAACAGCATGGACTAAAATGATTGAGATTGAGGGGTCACCGAAAGATGACCTACTCAGACTAATTGAAGAGTATGTGATGGAGCATGAAGATGAATTTGCTAAATATGATTTCCTAGAACTTTTTAAGAATTATAGTGAGGAAGAGATAGCAGAGCAATACTTATCCATCAATGGTGGTCAATATTACATTGATAGAATCGAAGCAATCGAGGTAGTAGAAATCAAACCAATCAAACTTTAAGGGGATAAAAAACTATGAACACTTATGAAGAATGCAGAGAATGCAATAGAAAGATGAGAGCTTTCAAAAGGAATCAGATAAAAAAGCAGAGAAGAGAAATGGCAGGTATTATAATCATCACGGTATTGGTATTTGGGTATCTGATTTGGCAGGTCAATAGAAACTTGGAACCAAATGTGGTCGAAGTGATTAAACCAGTTTATACGGGTTATACGGAAACAATTCAAGGGACCGACCAACTACTCGGCAAGCATAATATCGTTGGGTCTGACAGCGAAATAGGAGGGTCAGGGTATATTTCAATGGGGTTACCTGAAGATGCAGATGGCTCATTCAAAACTTATATGGATTATAGGAAGATTACTAATAAATCATCAAGGCAATGGCATCTCCAGCAACTTGCTTATACTGACTCAGAAGGATTTAGAAAATTCAATGGTAGTTATCTTGTGGCGGTAGGTACTTATTATGCTGATGAGGTCGGGAAAGAGTTTAGAGTGACCCTTGATAGCGGGATTGTATTTCATGCTATGGTCGGAGATATTAAGCAAGATATTCATACGGATGCTAATAATCAATATGTAACTATAAATGGAAATATCATGGAATTTATAGTAGATGTTGATAAACTTGACGACCTAACCAAGAAACTTGGAAATGTATCAAACTCAGGACTTGAGGGTTCTATTATTAAGATTGAGGAGGTGGTGAGATGATTGAATTTACAAGAAATGAATTCATTTACCAGTTAACTCAAAATACAATTTTAGATAGTGATTGCACGTTAAAAATTTTTGACAAGGAATATAATTTAATAAAAATAAAACATATTCCAGTGCAAAAGTTATCTGATTTTATTTTATCAATTGCTTATAAATAATAAAGATATGGCAGAGACCCTCAAGGACTTGACAATGATATTATCAGAGTTTTAC